TACAAGCGGGCATGTTGGAGTGTGGAAAACTATAGAAACACCTACTCTAGAAAGTATATAAGAACCATTCTCTGTTCTAAAAAGTTTAAATTCAATCCAACGAGTAGATCCACGGCGCCATGAAGAAGATTCTCCAAGAAGGCGTCCGTTGAACTGAAGAGTTCTAGAGCCGTCTTTTACTTCATGCATTTGGTACTGGCTCCCCCGTTTCTGGGTCATGGGTATGATCTTCAGAACCATCATGAGTGTGAGGTGTATCAGCTGCAATTATTTCTGCTATTTGCTCCTCGGTAAGGCCGTCTAGAGATATCTGCTGTCCATTTGATGCTGTATAAATGTGTGTATGAGCGTTTCTTTCTTTATAGTAAATATAACTCCACCATAAACCGATTTCATTAATTGCCCATTCCATATCTGGCCAACCTTTTACAGGCCAAGGCTCACCATTAACTTCCTCATCGTATTTAATAACTGAAAGAGTCTCTGATCTGTCTTGTATGTACTTAAGAACATTTTCAAGATGCTCGTAAATTAGTTCTACAGTTAGCTCTAATTTTTCAGCTTCATTACTTATGTTTATAGCAGTATGGACTTCTTCTCCGTTAGAAGCTTTAAAAAGCTTACAAATGTACGGTTTGTTTACAGGCTCATAATTTGGGTGGTACGATATCATATCTTTTCCTTCAGTCTCTGAATCTCTTCTTTGAGAGAGTCTATCTCATTTTGCTGCTTTTTGACTAGTTCTAACACAAAAACAGATAGAAGACCGTAATTTACAGATTCTGGAAGACCTTTAGAATCATAACCTATTACTTCTTCAACACCGTTTTCTATTAGATCTTCTGCCATATAACCATACATCCATTCTCTATTTGGATGAAGGTGCTTAAGCTCTCTTTTGTACTTAAACTTCTTGAGTTTTAAGTTAAGAAGTTTGTTTATATTTTCTACTTTATAGTCTTCTATTTCTTTTTTAAATCTTATAGTAGAAGTGTTTTGATTAACTGTTACACCTATAACACGAGTGTATGGGTGTTGGTGGTTAGTTACGCTTATAGGAGTTTGTTGGTTTATCTGTTGACCAGTAGATGTAACAAATATGCTTCCAAGATTAATAGTTGCAGGGTGAGTGTGAGCCCCAACTGTTCCACCGCCACTATGAGTATGGTTTCCAGCTGCTACTTCATTAGCACCTAGCCCTACAGCAATATTAAGTCGTACAAGACCAGCTGCTGGCTGACTTCCACTGATAACTGTTTTACTTAATGGAGTTTGTGGTAACAGTCCTGCGTTTACAAGTTGACCGTAAGCAGTAGATGCTATTTTAGGAAATGTAACTTCAGCATTTCCTATTTTTTCACCTGTAACAGCAAGATCAGCAATTTTTCCAGTTGTAACAGCTAAATTATTTATTTTTGCATTTGTAACAGCAAGATCAGCAATTTTTCCAGATGTAATAGATAAAGCACCTATCTTTTCATTAGTAACTGAGCCTGTACCTAGTTGAGCAGCTAAAACTGTTCCAGCAATAATATGAAGATTTCCTCGTACAGAATTTGCTGCCATTTTTGTTTCTGTAACAGAAGAAGCTCTAATTTTATTTGTAGTAACTGCTCCGTCTATAATTCTGGTTTCTAATACAGCATCAATACCTAGCTCTTGATTTCCTATAGCTCCAGTAGCAATTTTTGCTCCAGTAATGGTGTCATTGACAAGCTTATCGTTAGAGATAGTATTATTTGTAATTTTAGATCCATCTACTCCAGAAGCTATTTGAGAGTCTACAATTTGACCTGTAACTTTTGTTGCAGAAACCGTATCTATTTTTATATCTGTAACATCTCCGTTTACAATTTTGTCAGTAGATACAGAGTTTTGCTGTAAGTTTCCTTCTGCAACAGAAAGAGAAGCTAACTTAGCATTAGTTACAGCTCCGCCTTCTATCTTATCTGTAGTGACAGCTCCATTTGCAATTTCTGAGGTTCCAACAGCATTAGGCGCA